CACGACCACCCTCGAAGTCACCCTTGCCACGACCATTGGACGGCTTGTCGGTAGGCTTATCGGATGGCTTGTCGGATGGCTTATCGCCACCCTCATCACTGCCCTGATCACCGCCCTCACCGTCATCGGTAGGCTTGTCACCCTGACCCTCGTCATCACCCTTGGGAGGCTCAGGCTTATCGGTAGGCTCGTCACCCTCCGTAGGCTTGTCACGCTCCTGTTGCAAACGCTTGTACAACTCGATTGCAATCTCAGCAATACGCTGAGTGTTGGTGGCTACCCTTGCCTCACCCAATGCCCAGTGCAAATCACTAGCCCAAGGTGCATCATCGATAATGTTTGGCACATCGATGTGATAGCCGTTTAAACGTCTACCCTCGATAGCCAGTAGGAATGGTACGTTCTTAATATCGTCAGCATCAACGTGACCATTCTTATCAAGCACTGAATTGATAAGGTCTTCAAATAAGGCACGACTGTTTGGTGCGTAGCCTGATTCGATAACCTTGAGTTCAATGCGGGGATCTTCAAGACCGTTTATCAGATTGGCAACGAACCCGCCATGATCTCTACGAGCATCATCCCAAGGCTCGTTGTCGGTAAACCATGCATGACCCAATTCATGCAAGGCATAGCCGATTAGGTTATTGAACTTGGCACGACTGATCTCGGATGCCTCGTTGATCGAGGGGAACAGGATCTTAGCCTTGACAGTAGCACCGATGCGTTCGAAGACGATACCCGCAGTGCTACCCGACCACAAGAATTCAAGGGTGTCAAACTGACCACCCGCATTCTTGAACACCCGCTCCAGTGTGGATTCGACACCACGTTTAGCATTGATTGCAAGCATTAATTACCTCCTAAATAAGATTTGAAATTAGCAACATCGATCACCGCAGAGAACACCCCACGCAACTCAGCCTCGCAATCAGAGGGGAATTTGTTGATGATCGAATTCTCAAAGGCGATACCGACTGGCACACCCTTGCTTACTGCTCTAGCCCAAGCAAACAACTGACGTAGGCTAGGTGGTTGTGTCAGCACACCCGCACGTGCTTTCTCACGTGCCACATTGGCAAAGCGAATCAGCACCGAAGATGCATCAACGCTCAAGCCAGTACGGCTCGATACCAATGCGACCTCCTGATCTTCAGGCAAGTACTCAAAGCGGAGCGTGTAACCAAAGCGATCAATGAACGCAGTGTTCTGATCACGCACACCCGCAAAGTTACCCGATGAATCACCATGACCGTTACTGTTATCGGCACAGAAAAATGCAACGTGACTAGCAACTGCGATACGCTGACCTGTCTCGCTGATCACGATCGAACGATGCGGGCTACGCTCACACAGTGAATGCAGAATCGCAATTGACTGCGGGCGGGCAAAGCCAACCTCGTCAATCAAAACGATAGCCCCTACGTACTGGATCGCTTGAGTGATGACACCCGCTTTCCAAACGACACTGCCATTCTCGATACTGTTAGCACCGATGAAGTCAGCACGTTCAATCGCCTCGTCAAAGTTCACACGAAACAATCTGCGACCAAGACGTGATGCCAACTGCGTAACGAACTCGGTCTTGCCAGTGCCACGCTCACCCGCCAACCATGTGTTGTCAGGCAAGGCATCATCCAGTGCAACCAAGGATTGGTGCAAGTGACGTGGTGCAAACACGTAGTCAGCGACACGTGCGGGAGCGGATGGATCATCGAACACCTCGATCTCCAATTCCGAGAAGTCCACCGTCTCACCGTTGTACTCATAGGACAGAACACCATCGAACACGTCCTTAGCCTTGACCCTGCGAGTCACTGCCACAGTCTGAGCAACCTCAGCGATGACCTCGACAGGGGTAGCCTTGCGGAACTTTTCAAACTGCTTGGACACCTCAGCACGTAGGGTGTCGGCAATCAGTTTGGCATCAGGTTTTTCGACAGCATCCACCTTAGCGTTTAAACGGGCAGACAACTCATCGAACTTCTTACTGATGGCGGTTGACTGAATCAGCAACTCATCGAGTGAGCGACTAGCAACCTCACGCACCGTCTCAACCTTGGTCAGTGTCTCGTTGATCTGAGCCTGTGCCTTGGTGATCTGATCGGCAACGTCAGTGGGTAGCCCAACCGTAGCCGATGGCTTGGTAGCCTTGACCTGATCGATGGTGACACTGCCCGCATTGATCAACTCGATGACCTTGGCGATAGCCAGTGCCTTGTCCTTGGGTGCAAAGCCCACGATGCCTTGAGCCTCAAGCACACCGTTTAACTGTGCGAGAGGGATGAGTGGTACTTGCTTGGTGATATTTAGATTGTTCAATTTAAGCCCCTATAAAAATTAAAGTGATAACTGATGCCCATCAACTGGGCAGACTGGAAGACCAACGTTCGCCCACTTACTGGATAGGCGAATGGTGTAATTGCAATGCGGGCAAGATGCCTTGAGCATCCGAGTACCCTGTACCTTGCGGTTTGCTTGGACGTTTAAACGAGCATGGGGATAAGCACCCAAGCCATCGATGAGACCCGCAAAGTTCTTACGAAACGTAGCCCCGATGGAGGTGGCGGTAGGCTTGCCCTCAAGCCACACCTTGCGGATGCACTCAACGAACCGACCACGATGACCGCACCCATCAGTGGCAGAGTGCGACAACTCATGCACCAAGATCCCGAATACCTCGAACGGATCGTCAACCACTGGCGAGATCAAGATCTCATGGGTGGCATCCTCCGATGCATTGGAAGACCAGTGTTCACCGATGGCACGATTCAGACTACGTGCGTGCTTGGATGGAAAGCCACAGGTCACCCTGACATTGGCGGGAATAGGAAAATTGTTGGCATCGAAAATGCCCCGCAATTCACCGACCGCCTGATTCAACCACTCTTCACGATTAATAGCCATGTTTCACCCCCTTGTGTTTAGTTTTACGACTGTACTTGCGGGCGGTATGACTACCCGCACCACAACGCTTTGCGTGTTTTGCTACGAAATTCCTAGGCATATGCCCTCCTAAAAAGTTAGATGCAAGACGCATCCTCATGCCCCCGATGGGAGGCATTGAGATGAGTCTTAAGGCGCAGTAATAAGACCACGCTCAATTAATTGCGTTGCGGTACGTCCAAACCAACCCTGCAACCGCCACACAAAGCCTGTGTCAACTAGAAACTGCCAAGCCTCAAGCACCTGCTCTTGCGACTCAGCCTCTATAAAGCCTTCTGCAATGCCTACTGCGTTGAATTGATCCATCGATCCCCCTATTGTTTGCTGATTAAACGATTAGTAAGTACTGCCAACCCCTCTATGAGTTTGTTGGCTCGGACATTTTCGGGAATGGTCAGTCCATTTTTGCGGACATGAAACCATCCGTATGGTCTGACCTCAACGCTACAAGGTCTGCCCTTGACGGCAAGCCATGCGTTCTCGTAAGCCTCCGCTAAAGCCTCATGGTTTAACTGCATAAGCCCTCCGATTAAAGAAAGAAGTGAGCGGGAATAGCACCGACCTTGGTACTGGTCAGGCTGATCAGGCGGTCTTCAATGTGACCGATAAAACGATGGTCAATCGAGAGACCAGTAATGTCGGACACAAAAGCCATTTTGTCGGTAAGCCTTGAGTATTCAAGAGCATTGTCAAGGGTTACATATTGCTTAACGTATTCACCGTATGTCATAAAGCCTCCATTGAATGATGCGAAATTGCATCCTCTTAGGCTTAGGTCAGACCCCGATAGGTAGGTGGGTGTCTAGTGCAAGCCTAATGAGATTAAATTTCGGTTAAGGGATCGCTCCCTGATTTGGCGCATCGTATCCGAGCCATCTACTCGGTACTTGGCGGTCACCTCATTACTCGTTCGGATGCCTGATCCCATCAGGGGGCAGAGCCTACTAGCCTTTTAGCGCAGAGTTTAAAGTCCTCATATTGACTACCACTTAAGATTATTTAAGTCCCCTAGGCACTCAGGACTACCGCACTTATTTATTCACGCTCTCGGTTCGCACGTGTCGGTGGTTTCTCACCGTTTGACTGCAACAACAGGCTAGATGTTAGCACGTTTGTTTAAACAGGTGCAAGCATCATGTTGCATAGACCCTACAACTTACTCAAGTATTGCCCTCTATATAAGACTATCTACCGCTCGTTTTAGGTCTTATATAAGACCCCAAAAAACCCTCCCCGCCAAGCCTTATAGAATAAGGGTGAGGCTCACCATGCCACGATCACGTACTAGCACACCCACTTGCTCCAACACTAGCATTGACGTCTCCTAGACCCCTCTAATGCGGTTTAAACCGTATGTATGGACATACAGTGGTTTGGGATCTCGGTCATCGATCAGGACAATTTTAGGGAGCGGGTAGATCATAGAGTGAGCCTCTGCCCAAAGGGCAACAGTCAAATAAATTTATAGGGGATGACTGGTGACTAATAGGGATAGTAGAAGATCATGTGGTGAGCCAGTAACAGGTGAAATAGAGAACGATCAAGAAACGATATTGACAAGAAAATACAACAGGCTCATTATGTGAGCCAGTGATCGAAGTTTAAACAGGGATGGGATAGGTAATGAAGACAGGCAAAAAACACAATGAATGCAACAGTCTGAGTATTAGCACAGAAAATGAGAACGATGCTATCAGCATAGGCGAGGGAATGAATGCCGAAGGCGGGAGGGCAAGGGATTACAGAGAGAAGATAAAAGAACAAGCCATAAAGGTGAAGAGAAATGGATTACCGTCAGGAGTACATCAACAGAATGGTGTAGAGCCTAATGGTAGGGATAAGAGACTATCACCAAGGGCAACGATGTTTGCAGGATATGTGATGGAAGGACATACTCCGATCACTGCCTATATGAAATCGTACAACTGCGAGAACTCTAGTCACGCAACGATTACTAGCAATGCGAACAAACTAATGCGAGACCCGAGGATTACTTTACTCCTAGAGCCTCTGTGGCAAGCCAAGAAAGAAATGATCTTGACTGATGAACGAATAGCACGCAAGCACATCATGGCGGAATTGTTTAAACACGCAAGCGATATCGAAGTACCAGTCAGCACTAGGCTACGCTCACTGGAACTGATGGGCAAGGCGGTAGGAATGTTTAGCGACAAGGTAGAGCAGATCAATGAAGTGATTGACGTAGACACATTGAAGAGTGAACTCCAGTCATCACTGACACTGCTAGAGAATGCGAACAAGCGTAAGCACTGACGGCTCTCTGTCGAGAACTGACTCGATGCCGTCCCCCTGTTTAAACGTGGCTTTCTCGACCCCACTGCACCCGACCCCCGCTGTTTGCCTGCTTGCGTACTGCGTGTCTATACACTGTGATCCACACATACCACTACACACCTATAGCAATACGAACGTTCTCTATGTATAATGGAATGGGGGAAAGCACACGATCTTACCGCTTCGCATACGGAGTGCAAGTACCCCACCCAATGTTCCACGTGAAACATACCCCACCCCCTATGCAAATTTCCAGTTGACATTGTTTAAACACTATAGCAAACTACCCCCAGAACGTTTTCTATTTGTTCCTAGGGGGGGTATATATATTT